ATAAATATGGGTGAATAATGGCAGAAAAAGATCCAATAAGGCTGAATTTAGATGGAGATGGTAATCCTGATGGTTTTGCTGAATTTCAATCAGCCGATTTTATTGGAATAACCGATGGTGGTACAGGTGGATCTTATTCATCTTTAGCAGATCTTAGAATTGGCTTAGGTTTACAAATTGGTTCTGATGTACAAGCATACGATGTTGATTTAACTACTTTATCTAACCTAGTACATTCAGATGGTTCATTTATAGTATCAGATGGCACACAATGGGTTGTTGAGTCAGGATCAACAGCAAGAGATAGTCTAGGTCTTGGAACAGGAGATAGTCCAACATTTACAAGTTTGACTACCTCAGGATCGGTCACAATACAAGGCAATCTTGATGTTCAGGGAGAGTTCTTAAATACAACAGCAGAAGTCATTGTAGTTGATGATGCTTTTGTAAAACTTAACACAGGTAATAGCGAAGTTGACGCAGGTATTATTGTAGAAACTTCCGATACTGATGATGCAAGAATATTTTATGATGTATCTACAAATCGTTGGGTTTTAGGAGAAAATCAGTCTTATGACGAAATTATAACTAGAACTTCTACAGATACTCTTACTAATAAAACAATAAGTGGTGCATCTAACACTATTACTAATTTACCTAACTCTGCATTTAGTAATAGTTCTATAACAGTCACAGATGGATCTAACTCAACAGATATTGCATTAGGTGGCACAATAACATTTACAGGTGGTACAGGTCTTACTTTAACTGAAGGATCTGGAACTATCACAGGTGCTTTAGACTTTTCAGAATTTGATACAGATAATATTACTGAAGGTTCTACTAATTTATTTTTTACAAATGCAAGAGCAGATGCCAGGATTGCAGCAGCAAGTATTGCAGATCTAAGTGATGTAGGTTTTTCAAGTTTAGCTAATGGTGATGTTCTAAGATATAACGGATCATCTTGGGTAAATGATCCAATAGACTTAGCAACTGATACAGTTGGTGATTTCGTACAAAACTTGGTTGCAGGAACAGGTATATCTGTAAGCGCTACCTCAGGTGAGGCACAAACACCTACTGTGGCTGTCACAATGTCATCATTCGATACAGATGATTTAACAGAAGGCAGTACTAACCTTTATTACACAGACGCAAGGGTTAATAGTGCATTCGATACAAGATTAGCTACAAAAGATACAGATGATCTTTCAGAAGGTAGCACTAATTTATATTTTACAAATGAAAGAGTTGATGACAGAGTTGGTGCATTACTAATAGACTCAGCAACTTCTGGTATTGATATAAATTATGATGATGCAAACAATCAATTAACTTTATCAGTAGATTTAACCGAAGTCGAAGATTCTCTTGAAGACATAGTAAATGGATTAGTTGTAGGTGGTACAGGTCTTTCATCTACCTATGACGATACTGCAAATACTTTAACCTTAGCTTTAGATTTTTCTGAATTTGACACAGACAATATTACTGAGGGATCTTCTAATCTGTATTACACAGATGCTAGATCAAGAGCAGCAGTTTCTGTCACAGACTCAGGTGGAGATGGATCATTATCTTATAACAGCTCAACAGGAGTAATAACATATACAGGACCATCAGCATCCGAAGTCCAAGCACATATAACAGCAGGTACAGGTGTTGCGATATCTTCAGGAGAAGTATCTATAGGACAGGCAGTAGCAACCACATCAGATGTCACATTTAATGATTTGACAGTATCTGGTGACTTAACTGTTAGTGGAACAACTACTACAGTAAATTCAACTACAGTCACTATAGATGATCCGTTAGTTAGATATGCAGATAATAACTCAGGAAACTCTGTTGATTTTGGTTTCTATGGTAAGTATGTTCAATCTTCTACAACAAAATATGGTGGTTTAGTTTGGGACGCATCACAATCTGACAAGTTTAGATTGTTTAGTGGGTTGCAAAGTGAACCTACAACAACAGTAGATATAACCGGCACAGGTTATACATTAGGTACATTATTAGCAAACATCGAAGGTGACTTAACAGGAAATGTGACAGGTAATGTCACAGGTACAGTATCTAGCATTTCAAATCATGATACCGATTCACTTTCTGAAGGTAGTACTAACCTTTACTTTACAAATGAGAGAGCGCAGGATGCTTTAGGTACTGCACTTACCATGGGTACACAAACACTTATTACTGTGACCTATGATGATACAAACAACAATTTTGATTTTGTAGTAGATAATGATTTATCTAATTATGACAATTCAACTTCAGCGTTTACTACATTGTCTGATTTTAGTGGTGGTACAAACATTAGCTTTAGCTCAGGCACAATAGCTTTTGATAATACTTCAGATCTTGATATGGGTGGTAGAAGAGTGTTGTTTGGTAATGTTTACTCAACAACAGGAGATCTTCCAAGTGCCTCAAGTTATCATGGTATGTTTGCTCATGTTCATGGAACAGGAAGAGCTTACTATGCACATGCAGGAAATTGGGTAGAACTCATTGGATCTGGAGAAATAGGAACAGGTCTTACATATTCTTCAGGTTCTTTATCAGCAGACTTTACACCTACTAGCACAGATACAATAACTAATAAAACAATAAATTTTGAAGACAATACACCAATAATTGAATTTGCAGTCACAGTTGCGAATGTTAGTGGTAATAAATATCACTTAGATGGAGAAACTGCTGCAAGTATTCAGTTGATACCTGGAATAACATATAGATTTGATCAAAGCGATGGTTCTAACGGAGGACATCCATTAGTACTATCCACAACTAAAGATGGTACTCATGGTTCAGGATCTGCTTACACAACTAATGTGACAACAAACGGATCTCCAGGATCATCAGGTGCCTATACACAAATAGTTGTTAATGCAGCTACACCTGACACACTTTACTATTATTGTTCTGCACACTCAGGAATGGGTGGTGATGCAGTAGTTTCTGTACAAGGAACATCACTATCTGCGAGTGACACAGATGATTTAACTGAAGGTACTTCTAACTTATACTACACAGACGCAAGAGCCAGATCATCAGTATCAGTCACAGATAGTGGTGGTGATGGATCACTATCATATAATTCATCATCAGGTGTATTTACCTACACCGGTCCTAGTGCATCAGAAGTTAGAGCGCACTTTAGCGCAGGAACAGGTGTCACAGTATCATCAGGCCAAATTAGTATTGGTCAGGCAGTTGGCACAACAAGTGATGTCACATTCAACGATCTAACTGTATCAGGAGATCTTACTGTAAGTGGTACAACTACAACAGTAAATACTGAAACAATCAATCTTGCTGATAATGTAATACTTCTTAACAGCAACGCTACAGGTAGTGCCTCAGAAAATGCAGGAATAGAAATTGAAAGAGGCGATGATACTAATAAAACTTTAATTTGGAATGAATCTACTGATAAATGGACTGTAGGTTCAGAAACTTTTGTAGCATCTACCTTTGAAGGTAATCTTACAGGTGATGTCACAGGTGATGTCACAGGTAATGTGACCGGAACAGTTTCTTCTATATCTAATCATGATACTGATAGTTTGTCAGAAGGTTCAAGCAACCTTTATTTCACAAATGAAAGAGTTGACGATAGAGTAAATGCTCTACTTACAGCAGGTTCAAATGTTTCTTTAAGTTATGATGATGCTGCTAACACTTTAACTATCGCCTCAACTGATACCAATACACAACTTACACAAGAACAAGTAGAAGATTATGTAGCAGGAGTTATAACTGCCGGTACAGATATATCTGTCACTTATGACGACTCAGCAGGTACATTAACAATAGCTAATACTGCTTCTTTAAGTAATGAACAAGTACAAGATATAACAGGCGCTCAGATTGTCACAAACGGATCACATACAGGTATATCTTTTGCTTATGATGATGCAAACGATGGTGCTATAGATGCAACTGTATCTTTATCAGGATTTAGTACTAGTGATCTATCTGAAGGAACAAACTTATATTATACAAATGCTAGATTTGACACAAGATTAGGAACAAAAGATACTGATGATTTAAGTGAAGGATCAACTAATCTTTATTTCACAAATGCTAGAGCAGACGCGAGAATTGGTGCAGCCGATCTAAACGACTTGAACGATGTATTATTTAGCGATCCAACATCAAGCGATGACGCAAAAGTTGTATCTTATAGTAATAGCTCTGGTGGTTTTGTTCTTTCCTCTCTTGGTGGTTTGTCTGGATCTGGTGAAGTAAATACAGCATCCAATCAGAACACAGCAGGTATTGGTGTATTTAAACAAAAGACAGGTGAAGATCTCGAATTTAGAGGTATAAACGCAGGATCAGCAAAGATAACTGTCACAAATGATACAGCTAATGATGAAATAGATATTGACTTTGGTACAGTATCTATTGCAGATCTAAGCGATGTTATAACAACTTCTGTATCAGACGGACAAGCATTGGTCTATAGTTCATCTAACTCAAGGTTTGAACCTGGAGATGTCACAGCAACATTAAGTGGTTTGACAGACACAACTATAACCTCTCCATCTAATGGTCAATTAATAAAATACAATGGCTCTGCATTTGTAAACTTTACTGCTGATACAGATGATATAGGAGAAGGATCTACAAATCTTTACTACACAGATGCTAGAGTAAACTCTGCTTTTGACACAAGACTTGCAACTAAAGACACAGATGATCTTAGTGAAGGTTCATCAAATCTTTATTATACAGATGCAAGAGTCCAAACAAAGATAGATAGCTATGTCACAGGTGGTACAGGAGTATCAATATCTTCAGGTGCTATAAGTATCGGCCAGGCAGTAGCTACTACTTCTGATGTGACATTTAATGACTTGACTGTAAGTGGCAACTTAACTGTTTCAGGTACTACAACTACTGTCAATACAGAAACAATTAATTTAGCAGATAATCAAATCGTTCTTAATTCCAATGCAACCGGTTCTGCCTCAGAAAATGGTGGTATTGAAATTGAGAGAGGTGACGATGCCAACAAGACTTTGATTTGGAATGAGTCTACAGATAAGTGGACAGTCGGATCTGAAACTTTTGTTGCAGGAACATTTGAAGGTAATGCTACAGGGCTTACTACAGCAGCTATTACATCTCTAACAGAAGATAGTAGTCCTGCTGAAACAGACTTGATAGTTGTTTATGATGGAAGTGCTAATGCTCTAAAGAAAGTAGCTAAATCTAATTTTGCTGCTAGTGCAACATTTAGTGTCAATGATGAAATGCCACTTACTTTAGCTGATGGTAGTTCTGATCCTATAGAATTTACAAATGTTGGTACATCAGCAACAGATCTTGATTTAACACTTGCAGATGGAACTGTTGATCCAATTAACATTACAGGAACTTCAAACTCTGCGACAACTTTTAGAGATGGCGATACAGATACATTTATAAGAGTAGAAAGTTCTAACTCTGATAATGATCAGATAGATATGCACACAGCAGGTACTGAAAGAGTCACAATCGATTCTTCTGGTGTACTTGACATAGTTTCAGCTAAATTAGAAATAGCAGGTGCAGCAGGTAGTGCTGACCAAGTATTAACAACAAATGGCTCTGGAACTATAAGTTGGGCTGACGCATCAGGTGGTGGTAAAATATTACAAGTAGTTCAGGGAGAACTTACAAGTACAACTTCAGCACAAAACGAGATTGCTTCACCTGTTGATATGGGATTAAGTGCAAGTATTACACCTTCATCAACAAGTAGTAAAATATTAGTATTAGTAAATATAGGTCTTATAGGTTGGAATCAAGACACAGTTTGGGCTATACAATTAGTTAGAGGATCAACTACTTTTGGAACAGGTGCTGCTTCAAGCACAAGAATACCAATACACGCAGGTGGTGGTCATACAGACCACTCAACTTGGCAATCAACTTCTCTTTCTGGTATGTATTTAGATAGTCCAAATACTACTTCTGCTACAACATACAAAGTTCAATATGGTGGTAATGGTGCAGCAACTTTATATATAAACAGAAATGAGCGTGACCATACAGCAGGAGGGGATGAAGACCTCAGAGCAATATCAACAATTACATTAATGGAGGTAGGTGCATAATGCTACATAAAGCAATTAGAGAATTATACGACAATGTTGTCGTAATATATGGCGACACAATAGATGATGTTGTAGCTAAAGACAAAGATATGATTGAAGTCGTCTTGAATACAACAGATGTATTATCAAAAGTAGAAGAATTAGAAACTGCTACAACAAATACACAATATCAAATAAATAGAGCTACTGAATACCCAAGTTCAAAAGAATTTATGGAAGCATACACAGAAAAAGAAATACTTGGTGATTCAACTAAGTGGGACGCTTATGTTGTTAAATATAATCAAGTAAGAACAGATAATCCGAAACCAGGTGAATAATGAAAGATTTCAAAGCCATAGATCAGGAAAGTTTAGATTATAATAATGTTGGTGGGAAAGCGCTTAGAGATATCATAGACTCTAAGTTTGATCCAGAAAACTATTTAGGAAAAGGTAAATAAATATGGCTGATAGACAACAATTAATAAGAGTAGCTATGACAGGATCTGATTCTACAGGTCTAGCAGAATTTCAAGATGGTCATGTTGATGGTGGTCCATTAATACCTGCATATACAGATACTGAAAGAGATGCAATCACTACAGCTACTGAGGGTATGCTTATATATAACAGTACTGATGATCGACTTCAGGTTAGAACTGCAAGCTCTTGGTTATCAGTAGATATAGGTGATGTCACAGGTGTCACAACAAGTGCGACATCAGGTATATCAGGAGGTGCGACATCAGGTGCAGTAGCGCTTACGATTGATGCCTCAAGACTTGCAGATGGAACATCTGTAGATATAGATGAAGATAATGATCTGGTTATGTTATATGATAATTCAGATACAACAATGAAGAAAGTAAATCCGGTTCAACTCTTTACTAATGAGGCGTTGGTCTGGATGGGATTATAGGAGAATAAATGGCAGTATATAATGCAGCAGAATTAGCAGAGGTCACAGCATTAGGAACTTCTGAAGCACAAGTATTCAGCAATTCTAATAAATGTATCATTAAGCAAATTATGTTAGCTAACTATACAGCGACTGACAGAACAGTCGAGATCAAAGTTATTCCTTCAGGGGACACAACAGGAGATCAACACATCATTTTTGGTGATATAACTGTTCAAGCAAACACAACCACAACTATTGACTTAGCTATGGTTATACCTGCATCAGCATCAGTTGCTGCAAAATGTTCAGCAGCTACATCTGTAAATATACATGTTTCTGGTGTAGAGGTGAGCTAATGCCTGAGATACAAGTACCTGAGCCAATTTTTTTGGACAGATTAGGTGGCGATGAAATATATGGGTTTGGTCAAGATGGGGATGTCACATTAGCATCTAATACAACTCTTGCTAGAGATATGTATTACAACGATCTAACAATTAATAGTGGTGTCACTCTTGACACTAACGGCTATCGTGTATTTGTTCGTGGTACCTTAACATTCGCTGACTCAACTTCTAAAATTGGTAGATTTTCAAATAAATCTAATGCAGGTACTTTAAAAGGTGGATTTGGTAAAGGTATAGACGCTACAGATACTCTAGGTGGTAGGTCATCTGAACAAACAGACAGCGAACACGCAGGCAACACATTTTTCGATGGAGAAAACGATTTTTTTAACTTATCTGTTGCTTTAGCAGGACAAAAATTTGATCAAGCTACAGAAACATTTAAATTTCTAGGTGGTGGATCTGGCGCATCTGATGGTGCAATAACAGCTACTCCACAAGAAGGTGATGATGGATCTGATACAAATTGGTCAGACTATCAAACAGTAGGTGCAGCAGGTGGTAAAGGTGCTACAGGTAATGCAGCTACAGCAGGCACAGGCGCAGTCGGAGGTGGAGTAGTTTTAGTTATAGCAAAAACAATATCTGGAGATGGAACAATTAGAGCTGACGCAGATGATTCTGTAGCTAGCGCTGATGGAACAGATGGCGCACCTGCCCCTGATGCTCAAACACCTGGCAACTCAGTACCAGGTAATACAAATCCAACTAACTATGGTGCTAACTATGGATCAAACTCAGGTGCAAACTATGGATCTAATGCAACTAATTACGGATCTAACAACACAAACTATGGATCAAATCCAACTAACTACGGATCACACACTCACTATCATTGGCATGGTGGTCCAACAATAAACAATTATCAATCAGGTTATTATCACTATCACTATGCTCATACGCATACTTATCCTGGAAATAATTATTCATATCCTGGAAATAATTATTCTTATCCAGGTAATAACTATTCGTATGGATATAGCTACGGATATTCTTATGGATATTCATATGGTGGAAATACAAACCCAACTAATACTAACCCTACAAACTATCACCCAGGTGGTGCAGGTGGATCTGGAGGAACTTCATCAGTATCATATAACGCAGGTGGTGGTGCAGTAGTATTAGTCACAGGAACAAAACCACTACCTTCAGGTTTAACACTTGCTGCTGCGCAAGGTACAAGTGGATCTGGAACAGCAACAGCAGGTACTGTTGTGACAGTATTTAATATCGCAGCAACAGATACGGATCCAAGCAGTTAGGAGATATTATGGCAATAGTAGAAGTAGGACAAGTACCATCAGATTTTGAAACATTTGATGTTGTTCCTGACAGTATCTATGGTTCAGGAATGGATGGTAATGTTTCTATAACTAGCAACACAGCTCTTACAAGAGATATGCATTACAACAATTTAACTATAGATCCTGGAATCGCATTAGATACAGCAGGCTATAGAGTTTTTGTAAGAAATGTTTTAGCTCTTGCACCAACCTCTACTAATCAAGCAGATACAACAATAGGAAGAATTGGTGGTGTTTCAACATCAGGAACTCTAAGAGGTGGCGCAAGTGCAGCAGTCACAAATTCACTTGGTGGAAATGGTAATGGATATACGGCTACAGCACCTACATTAGGGGCAGAGTATTTTAATCATCCTGATATAGCCATTGAAGGAGTCATAGTACATGGTGGTCAAACAACTCCTGTTGCATTACAAGGTGGTGCAGGTGATAGTGTAAATCACGGAGGTGGAATTGTAGTGGTATGTGCTAGAAGATTGCAAGGTTATGGAACTATTAAAGCGACAGGCGAAACCACAACCGGTGGTGGAGTAATATTTATCGTTTCTCAAGATATACCATTGACAGGTATATTGACAGATGTCACAGGATATGCATCAGGAACAGTAAAAACATTTAAGGTATAACAATGGCTACTGTTCGTGTATATTACAGTAGGGAAGATCAAGATTATGATAATTATAGTCTATGGTATATGCCTGGCCGTCATCAAGGGAATGCTGACCTACTAGATCCAGATCACACTTTTACTGAAGAATATGGTGAGGCACCAAGAATTGTATCAGATTTTACCTCTGAAGGTAGTTTTGGATATGTAGATATAGATTTAAATGGTGCAGGTTTTTGTGATTTTTATATTAGAAGAAAAGATTTTTTAGTAGATCTAGATGATAGTGCTACATACGAACCTGAATCATTATATTGGATGACAGGTTTTATATATTCTTTACAAGAAAACTTATATAGCGAAGTCTATGTAAAAGAAAACAAACCATATATATATCAAGATAGTTTCTTTCAAGGAGTATATCCTATGGCTATAACCCTGGCAGGTGATGAAAGCACATCAACTAGTGATGATATATTACATGAAGTTGTAGAGCATGGTGAAGAGGGAGAAGGTTGGTGGTGGACACATTACAAAATATTCAATACACACGAAAATTCTACTACAATAGAAATACCACAAAGTGTTCTATATCAAATATTAGAACAAGAAGACATGGACACAATCATGACTACTCTGATGGTATACTTATGTGGTAAAACTTACACTATAGGAGAAGATATGCAATTATCAATAGACGCAGACGCTTTAGCAGTTGAAAAAGCCGATGCATTACAAGTAGTTGACAAAGCTATTGCTAACAGTCTTTATAAGTTAGGCGAAGTACCGGCAGACTTTGATGAAGATGCTTTCCTCGCTGATGTAGATGCTTACAAAGCTACTAAGAGCGAAGTTTTAGAAAGCACAATAGATTACTTAAAATCTTGCTTAGACACAAGACCTAATCTAGTCTAGATCTTTAAAGGGAGGTAATATGAGGAAGGTATTTTTTGTACCTGAAGGTCAAGACATCAACGACTACAAAGATCAATGGAATGGTCAAGTAAAAGAAGTTCACAATAGTGTATCTGTAAACAACAAAGATTATATTCTTACTGATAAAGAAGCTCATTTCTTTAACATCCCTGAATTTCAAGCAGTAAATACTATTGAGCATTGTTCAAGTTTAGATTATATAATTTATAGTCTTATAGATGATTATGCAGAATTTGAAGATGATCCTGCATATATTATGGAAATATGGGAAAAAGATTACGATAATCCTAACAAAGAAAAAATTAAAAAAGATACTCACATTTTAGGTTTTAACAAAAACAAAGGTATTTACGAAACAGACTATATAAGACTTGATGCAGGTTGGTACGAACTAGTATTTAAAAAAGACAATGAATTATTTGATACATCTGAAGTTTCAGTTTATTACAAAGATGTTGAGGAAGAAGAGTAATGGTCTTAAAGAAGTTATGGAAACAGGTAGAGTCTAAAGAAATAGTTCCTGGAGTCATAGCGTGGGAAAATTGTTTAGAGGTACCTGAAGGTATTGTAGATACTATGAACTCTGAAGTAGATCGTTGGAAACAACGAGCTATTGAAAATAACGAATTTCATAAAGGTGGGAATTACGACACAATTCGTAATGCAAATGGTCCAATTAGATTTGATCCTGAAACAGAGTTTATTGAAAAAGAAAGTAAAGAATACTTTTGGCAAGTACAAAGAAACACTCTAGATAAAGTAAATGCTTACTGTGATATTTATCCTGATGTTAAAGATGAAATACATTGGATGGAACAATATCAATATATAACTTATAAGCCACCTAAGTATATGAATTATCATGGCGACAATAGATCAACTAGAAATCCTCAAACAGGAAGATTTTGGAATGCACCATTTTTAAGAAGAATAACTTGTTTGACTTACTTAACAGACGATCACAAAGGTGGTGCTTTAGATTTTAGATATTTTGATATGGATTCTTACAAACCACCGGCAGGTAGTGTCGTTATTATGCCAAGCTCTTTTGTATTTTCACACGCAACAACACCTTTACTTGATGGTAGGAAAGCAGCTTTTTTGGTAGCATGTTCTAGTGGTTTTGATTTAGATTCATTTTTAGATGGTGTTCCACCAGAAGAATTAGCTAGGAGGTATATAGTATGAAAAAAATAATGGGATGTGTAGAAATCTATGATGATTTCTTAACAAAAGATCAAGCTGAAAAAATTATAAAGTCTATAGATCAAATGGATCAAGATAAAGACTTTGAATTAGGCTATGAAGATGCGTCTATAGGAAAAGGTCACAAAGGTGGCAATATAAGAACAAATCAACTGTTTCCTATAACGCGTTATGCTGTAGAGCCTGGAGAGGCACGATTTATTAGAGAGGCTATAAAAGATGGTAAAGAACAATATATTCTAGATCTAAAAAATATTCAACAATTATTGTCCACTAAATTACAAACATATGTGAATGATTATTGTGAAAGATATGAAATGAGCATACATTTTGATGAAGGTTATACACTTTTAAAGTATGAAGGTGGTCAAGAATATAAAGCACATTGTGATTATGCACCTCATAATCCTCGTCACTTGTCTGCTTTGATATTGTTGAATCCTACTGAGTATAAGGGTGGTGGTACATACTTTACTCATTTCGAAGAAATGGTAAAACCAGATCAACCTGCTTTAGTTTTGTTTCCTAGTAATTGGGCATACGCACACAAAGCTATGCCTGTTATAGAAGGAACAAAGTATGCTATTGTCACTTGGCTAGGTCATCAAATAGACTTTGATGGATTGCCTCCTATGTACATTCCAGAAGGTATAAAAATAAATATTTAAGTAGTAGGATATTAACATGACACAATCACAAACATTCAGAAATGGAATAACTATAGATATAGATGAAACAGACTTGAGTGAATACAAAAAGGTATCTGCTCTTGGTCATATGAATCCATCACTTGAATTTTATCTAGAAGATAATGCAAGTTCTTTTTCTAAAGCAGTAATAGTAGGTGCAGGTTGTGGAGTAGCAACAGGAATACTTGAAGGTGCAGGTGTTGAAACTGTAAACATAGAACCTAATGCTGATCGTTATGCAATACTTGATGATAACTACAATGCTGCTGAAAACTACAACAAAGCATGTTCTGATGAAAATGGAACAGGCACTATGTATTTCTTTGAAGACAATAAATCAGGTGGCATACTAGATATGGTATTTGGAGATTCTTCGCAAGCTGTAGATGTTATAACTGTTGATAGCTTAGATTTATCTGATATAGATCTAATGATTGTTTATGCAAATGGTAAAGAGTATGATGTTCTCAAAGGTGCAGAAACTACATTATCTAACAATTCAGGAACAAAAGTTGTTATGGATTGGAAACCAGATCAGATCTCGAATATTAATACTGTGCTAACTTACTTAGAAGACAATTTTACTTCTATAAAAATTATTCATTGGGAAGATGATGATTCAATATCTTTTAGACTTATCGGTACTGACAATACTGTAGAAAATTTAAGAGCTGTGATGACAGCTACTTTATTGTTAGAATGATAGGGTAATGATGGGGAAAAAGTACAAAAGATTTTTAGAAGTTAAAGAACATAAAGTAGAGTTTGATACTATAAAGTTTTTAACACAAAAGCCTGAGTATATTGATCTTGCACCACCTCGTCCATCTAAAGAATTTATACCTGCATGGTATAAAAATTTACAAAGAGAATGGACTGAGATGCGTGATGGTAAGCATGGTGAAGGTGAAGACGAGTCTTGGAATACTGTTCCTTATAAAGATAACTCCTTAAAAAAATGTCCTACTGTAAAAGATATTATGCATGAAGGTTATATCATACCTTTGTGGCTTGATTTAAAAATAAGTCATACTAAAGAAACAGGTTTTAATTGGTACAACAAACATGCATTTGAAAATACTATAACCTTTCATGATCCAAGATCTATTGGAAAAATGCCTTTGATGGATCACAGCTTTAACACAGCTCTTAAGTTTGAAAACCCTTGGGATATAATCACACCTCCAGGTTGGTCAGTTATTATTATGGATCCTTGGTATCACAGAAATACTGATATAGAAATCATGCCAAGTATTGTTGAAACTGATAGCTATCATCAAATGAACATACCTTTTTTATATCACGGAACAGGAGAAAAAACATTTAGACAAGGAACACCTCTAATTCATGTTATACCTTTTAAAAGAGAAACATTATCAAATATAGAAGTTGCAGAGATGGATGAGTTAGATGAGAAGTATTATGATAAAAGTAGAGCTGCTGAAAGAACTAGACAAAATGGTTTTTACAGATGGCTAACACAACAAAATAAAAAAATATGGAAAGAACAGGGGATAATAGATGAGTAAGTGTCCATTCAAAATACCTAATGTTGGAGATCTTTGGAGTAAACCTTTAAAAGAAACACATAGGAATATGCCTAGAGTAGCATTTACAATACCAAAACCATTAGCAAATGTAGTTGGCAAAGAACATGAGGAAACTAGTTCTATACCAATAATTAATTATGGCGCACCTAGAAAATTTGTAAAAGCCCCCAATGGTTGTGTATCAACACAGTATCAAAGAAATAGATTATATGAAATGTATTTTCCGTACAGTAATGTAAAAGTAAAACTTGTCAAAAATCAATTTTCTGACGAAATAGACAGATATGGTGGTTTCTCTATGCAAGCTAGTTATCATGGTGCAGTTAAACATCATGGACCATTTGATGAAATTATATTAGAAGAAAAAGAGGCATGGGCTAATCCTGAACAACCAATATTGCAAATAACAATGCCTTTTATGTTTTTTACTGATGATCCTGAAGTATGGTTGGATATTGTCCCTACAGATAGAAATACAGGAAAGAATTTACCAATATCTCTGATAGGTGGTTTTATGCCTATCTATAATTGGACTAGAGGATTGTCTTGGGCATTTGAGTGGACTGATACTTCTCAAGATACACTTGAATTAAGTCACGATACAGTAATGTTTAATATCTTGTTTTCAAAGCCTGTAAAAATAGAGTGGGTTGAATGGAACGAAACATTTAGCGAAAGATGGAATATGATTGTAGGATCAGCAGTAAACAGAAGAGATACTAATACATTATATCCTGATGCTTTGGCAAGAAGACCGAAAAAAATATTACCTAGAAAAAAATTCTTTAAATGAAATTTATCAAGAAAAAAAATATGCGCTTTTCTACAATGGATGAGCCTTTAATAGATCTTGCGCCTCCTGTACCTGCTGCGCAAATGATACCTGAATGGTTTCAGCAATTAAATCTAGATCTACCAATATTTGACGCAAAACCTTTTCCTAAGATGGGTGAGTTTCTTAAGGATTATAATTCACATACAGTAAAAAAATGTCCTGCTATTGTTGATTACTTTACGCAAGGATATATTGTACCTCTATGGTATGACATACTTGTCCAAAGAAAAGGTGAAGATTTTCATTTTGAAACAAATTCTATAAATAATAACAGCAGTCATATAGAGTTTCATCAATACGAACAGTTGCCCACATATCCATTTAAAGAAACTGACATGAGGAAAGCAGTTAAGTTTACAAGTCCATGGTTTTTTTGGACACCTCCAGGTTGGAGTACATTGTTTTTACCACCACTTCTACACAAAAATGATAATTTTACTTTACTTCCAGGAATTGTAGAAACAGATAGTTTTCATCAAGTCAATTTTCCAAGTATATGGCATTCGGAAGGTGATGTAATATTAAAAAGAGGGGAACCATTTTTGCATGTAATCCCTTTTAAAAGAGAAAAAGTTGGTTTAGAAGTAGAGTTGTTTGATGACAAAGATCATGATGCAATAAATAACGAGGCATTTAGATTAAGATCTAAATTTACAGGTGGGTATAGGGACATTACTAGACGAAATAAAAAATGAGTATATTTGTTTCTTTCCCAACAATGCACGATCCTGAAGTTTTAAATACAATAAATGGTATATATTCTTTGTCTAAAAACCCACAAGATATTTATGTATCTATATTTAATTTATATACACATGATTCTGAATATGAAAGATTAAAACATTTTCAAAATCACAAAAATGTTATTGTCCAAAATCAATTATTTGACATGGATAATATTTGGGAGTTTGCAGGTCCATCTAAAAGCCGTATAAAAGCATTTAGTAAATACAACGGAGAAGATTATATTTTACAAATAGATTCTCACACAAAATTTACGCCTAATTGGGATGATAGACTTGTTGAATTATTTAATGAGTCTGAAGACATAACAGATAAACCAATTATTACTTCTTTTTTAGGTTTTTATGATGATGGTTTAGATATATTTACATCAGGTTCTATGAAATATCCATTCTATTATGATTGTGATTGTGAAAAATGTTTGCAAGCTGATGATCACCATCCACTACCTTTAGTAGATATAAAACAATCTTTACTAGAGTCTGATCAAACTTTACTTAATAAATTTTATCCTTCACCAAGATATTGTACGCAATTTGGATTTTCAAAATATAATTTTATAGAAGATCAAATACCAGATCCTATTGATAGCTTTGAGGATATATATCAATCAATAGAACTACATAACAAAGGTTATTCTTTTGTATATCCAAATATTAACAAAGATTTTATGGCACATTCTTGGCAAAGTACAAAGAGAGCTAAGTGGAGTGATGTTTTTGGGGAAGATAACTTAGAATTACAAAAACAAAAAGGCATTGATTATTGGTATAATTACTTAGCGAATAATCATGATAAGGTACAAAAATATTGTGATTATGCAAATCTATATATAGATAACAATACCTTAAAAATAGATAAAGAATACACAATACCAAAAGGCTACAAATGAAAGTATGGATAGATCAAGACCTATGTACAGGTGACGGACTTTGTGCAGAAATAGCACCTGATGTTTTTGTTATGCAAAATGATGGACTTGCCTATGTTCAAGAAACAGTAGGTAATTTTGGAGATCTAAAAATATTTAGTGCTATACACAGTAATGATCAAGGCGCTGAGGGTTTAGCAAGAGTTCCTGTAGGCCAGGAAGACATAGTGACTGAGGCAGCTGAAGAATGCCCAGGAGAGTGTATTTTTATAGTACCATAAAGTATTATGGTTAATAATTACAACTTAGAATGGGAACTTCTTAAAAAAAGTGCAATTACTAACAGATCTCCTAAATCTATTATGGGTGACGAAAAGTCTGCAAATTTTCAATATATATTAGAATCTGAAGAAGAAAATAAACCCCAATAATACAAGAATCTGTCACTTTTTGTGTATATAATGATGGTATCATTATTGATTTAATTTATGAAAGGATCGGTTATGGCTGAAGAACAGCAACAATTAACTCCTGAGCAAACAGCAGAATTAGTCAACAAAATCATGGCAGAAAATAAGACATTTAGAGCTATGCTTTCTGATACTGCTGAAAAAATAGCAAACTTAGAACTTAAAAATTCTGAACTCAAGGTTCAAAATCAAAGTTTACAACAGGTGCTTGCAAGCGTATCAGGACAAGCAGTAGAAACTACAGAAGAAGAATAAGTTGTCTAGTTTACAAGAGTACTCTGAAAAAAGTAAAAAAACAGGGAAAGTACCTTGGCGAGAAGAATCTGAGTCTAACAGGGCTGCGTGGATAGAGGCTTGTCAAGGAGTTAAAGATGGAGTGCCGGCACTTCGTGCTGCTAAGTGGTTATCAGAAGTTAAAGGATGTCCACTTATGATAGACACTATCCGTACACAACTTAAAAATACAATGGATCGCTATGTCAAGTCTTGACGAATATAACAAAAATCAATCTGATTTAGAGAGTAAAAAGAAAAAGTCTGATAATCAACACCCTAAAGGATGGGAACCAAGCTATAAGCTAAAAGGTAATAAGGGTGAAATAATATCAGAACCTCAAACTAGAAATGACATTAACATATATGATGATATTCTTACTCAACTAGAGTTAGATCCTAAAAAGTTTGAAGTCATAGAACCTGTTGAGGTAAGGTCATGGGATAGTCCGACTGATGGAGGAACAAGGCTTTTTTACTATAAAGCCAAAATACAATCTAGAACAAAGATTAACGAAGATGATCCTGATTATGATCTACTTTTAAAAGAAGTAAAAAAGGTAAAAAAACCAAAACTTCCAAAAGTAGATAAGGATGATTCTATAGTATTTTGTTGGTCAGATTGGCAACTAGGCAAGCCTGATGGGGATGGTACGAAAGCAATAGTTGAAAGACTTAATCAAATGATTCCTGATTTTGTAGATCATGTCCAAAAGCTAAGGAAGAATGGAAAGAAAATTAAGAATCTTTATGTCATATCCCTAGGTGATATTATCGAAAACTGTAATGGGCATTACGACACACAAACCTATGGAGTCGAATTAAATTTGAGGGATCAAGTTAAGGTCGCTAGAAGAATTATGGTCAAAGCTCTAACTGAATGGTCGCCATTGTTTGATAATGTTGTCGTCTGCGCAATAGCCGGAAATCATGGAGAAAATCGTAATAACGGAAAATCTTATACGGATTTTGCTGATAACCATGATGTAGCAATAGTTGAACAAGTACAAGAAATAGTCGCACAAAATAAAAAAGCATTTGGTCATGTTAGTTTTTATATACCTAATAACGAATTATCAGCAACTGTTGATGTATCAGGTAAGGTAATTGGATTTGCACATGGTCATCAGTTTAGATCTGGAGTTTCAGTTAAAACAGGTAGATATGCTTTTGATAAAGGTATTAAGTGGTTCGCAGGTCAATGTATGGGCAAACAACCGATAGGGGATAGCGATATGGTGGTCACAGGTCATTTTCATCACTATTTCTGTATCTCTAATCATGGTAGGTGGTTTATGCAAGCCCCTTCTATTGATGGTGGATCAGAGTGGTACAAAGATATATCAGGAGATTGGTCGCCACCTGCACAAGTTAGCTTTACTGTTTCATCAGAAGATAAGATGTATTTTTGGGATAATTTGAAATTTTTTCCATATAATTGCTAAATACCTCAAACAAGATATTGCTCATCTAAAATGGTCTAGATATGATATTAGAGGTAATTCGATTCAGTTCTGAGGCAGATTCTACAAGTGGTTTGCTTTTTGATACAACAGACAATAAAAGAAAATTTCTTTGCTATACAGTTGAAGACGAATTTAGGGATGTCAAAGTAAAGCATGAAACCAGAATCCCTGCCGGCATTTATGAACTAACACTTCGTACTGAAGGTGGTTTTCACTCACGCTACCTACAAAGGTATGGTGCTGATTGGCATAAAGGTATGATCTATGTAAATGATGTTCCTGGATTCGAGTACATCCTTTGGCACACCGGTAATGACGATTCTAGCACCAGCGGCTGTCTTATTTTAGGAAATTCACAAACAAGTAATAAAGTGAAACCTGACGGATTTGTCGGCTCAAGTCGTGATGCGTACACCGATGTCTATCCGATTGTGAGAGATGCTATATTATCAGGTGAAAAAGTAATAGTAAAATATATTGATTTTGATTACATAGAAGGGCAAGAGTTTAAAAGTATTTCAGGATCTGATCCTGTATATTCAAAAAGCCCTGTAGAAGATAAAAAAGAAACAGAAGTATACGATTTTTCAAAAGATTTTCCTAAATGGCCTAATACATACTTCAAGGTACAAGTACCTATGATGCAATCAGAAGAGTTAAAAGCATGGCAAAAAGCTGTTGGTTTAAGTCCTGATGGTTGGTATGGAAACGGATCAAGGAAAAAAGTACTCGAACTCCAAAAGGAGTTTGGGCTAAAAGAAGATGGTGTCTTAGGTAAAAAGACCTGGGACATTTCTTTTGCAAAAGAAAGTTAGGAGATATTCAATGGATTGGGTATTAACAGACGCTTTTAAAGTGTCCTTAGTAAGAGCAGTTAGAACAGGTTTGCAAGCAGGCTTTGGTGTAATAGTTGCTGCACAAAGTGGTTGGCTAGAAATGTCAGTCATTGAAGGTGCAGTAGTAGCAGCAGGCGCAGCATTCTTCTCAGCATTACAAAATGTATTAGAAGAGGCACCTTTCAAATTCATGTCTAACATTCCTAAGGGATAAGTATTTCGGAAACGGAATAATTGGTGCGCAATAAAGATTGAGGGGGTTTACGCCCCCTCTATCATTCATGAGGTAAAATGTATTATTATAAGATAGAAGTATTAAGAGTAGTAGATGGAGATACAGTAGATGTCAGAATTGATCTGGGTTTTAATGTGTGGCATAAATGTCGTGTACGACTCGTGGGTATTAATGCACCGGAATCACGAACAAGAGATAAGGAAGAGAAAAAACGAGGGCTTGCTGCGAAAAAGTGGCTTATTAATCGATTAGAAGATCAAGATGTAGAAATGAAATCCTATGGATCAGGTAAGTATGGTCGTATATTAGGTGAGCTTTATATTGATGATGTAAACATAAATACAGATATGGTAGAAAAAGGTCATGCTGTTAAATATGATGGTGGGAAGAGGTAGGAAGTGATGAGAGAGTGCTTCGTAAGTTCAATACCTTAGTTCGTTTATTAATTGTTGGCTTACTTATATATCCTTTTCCTATTGCAGTCGCAGAAGAAGTACAAGTAAACGAAGGATTTGAAGACAGCACATATGAAGCTGGAATAACTATAAGTTTACATACAGGTTCTAATGCACCTTTTATTTATACAAGCGAAACAAATCAGTATGGAACAACAGGCAACTCTC